TTCAAATACCTGCCCGGCCTCGACGTACCGGTACGGGTTGGCGAGCACCCCGGGCTTGAGCGCGCGCTGCTTCACGTCAGACCACCACGAACCCGCCGGGGTACTTCACGTCTTCCTGCGCGTCGAGGACCAAGTGCGCCGAGAGCGTGGTCGTCGGGGTCGTGCCGCCCTGCGTGTAGGCCAGGCGGATGAACCGCTCCAGGCCCTGGCGCGGCAGGTGGAACGCGAGCTGCGACGACGCGCCTGGCGTGGTGACCGCGTTCAGGTAGGTGATCGTCGTCGCCGGAGAAGCGAAGCCGACGTTGTCGTCGGTCTGCAGCGCCACCGTGATGGTGGGCGTCGTGCCGCCCGGCGCCGCCTCGAAGTTCAGGACGATGAAGGGCTCGCCCTTGCCGGCGCCGATCTGGCGGATCTGCGACAGGTCGATCACGTCGACGGAGGGCACCAGCGTCGTGCCGGAGAGCGCCTGCGACTGGCTGAACGCGTTTTCGCGGTCGAGAATCATGATGGTTCCTTCCTTCTCGTGCGGCCGATCAGCTGATCTGCGCTTCGGTGTTGGTGATGGCGTCCACCCGGCGGATCGGGATGCCGAGGAAGTTCAGGCCGCCGCGGATCGGGTTGCCGAACTGGTCCAGGCCCTGCTCAAGGCCGAGCGCGTTCGCCGAACGGTTCATCGCGTGGACGCGCAGCATCGAGAACACCGTCCGGTTCATGTAGAACACGGGCTTGCAGCTGCCGAAGTTCGGGATGCGGTCGATCATGCGGCTCATGAGCTCGATGATCCGCACGGTCGTGCCCGCGGTGTCGGCCACCAGGGCGGACACGTCGATGTTGCAGCCGCGCACCACGTAGCGCCAGTCGCGCAGCGCGATGCCGCACTTCCACTGGTAGCGGTCGAGGTAGGCGCGGTACTTGCCGCCGACCGCGTCGGTGACAGTATCCAGGCCCAGGTCCTCGTGCTGCAGGCCGGCCATCGACCCCTTGGGGAAGATGCCGTGCACGCTGTTCTGGCCCCAGCCCATCAGCCAGATCGAGGTGCCGTCGCCGCCGGTGACGGTGCCGGCCGACATGATGTTCTGCCCGTTGGTGGCGCCCGCGATGGTGCTGTAGCGCGGCGCCAGGCCGAGGAACCGCTCGGGGTTCTGCTCGCTGTCGCCGTAGAACAGCGTCGAGGCCATCGTCTGGTTCATCGCCTCGATGAAGGCGGTCGACTCCGACAGGCGGAAGGCGGCGGTCGTGCCGTTGAGCTCGGCGAGGTCCTTGTCGACCTGGCCGAAGGCTTCCAGCATGCCGCACGCATCGTCGACCGTGACGGTCGTCGACTTCGCCTGCGGCACGCCGTAGTTCAGCTTGCGCCAAGCGACGGCCGGCAAGCCCGTGCGGACGGTCGTGCGATGGCCGGTGGCGAGGTTGCCCTCCAGCCACAGCATGTCCATCAGGATCTCGTTGGACTGGTTGAGGAGCTCGACGACCGGCGAGATGCCGTTGCCATCGGGCGAGACGCGCTTGGCCCAATCGGTGAGCGTCAGCGCCTGAAAGCCAATCGTTGCCATGCAACCTCCGGTGTGGATTTCCCGTCGTCAGTGGTGTGGAAACCACACCAATAGCCGCGACTGTAGCGCCCGCGCCACTGTTGCGTCAACACTACAGGAAATCTCAACGCCGCTCAGTTCGGCATGTTCGGGTACATGCGCTGCGCCAGCGACTTCTCGCCCGCGCCCGCGTTGCCCGCGCCGCCAAGGCCCGCCGTCGCGTCGTGCTCGCCCAGGCCCTGGCCGATGCGGTGCAGCGCCTGGATCGTGGCCTTGTAGCCCAGCACGCCCTCCATCGCCCCGATCACCGCGCCGGCCTGCTCCTTCGGGAAGAACTGCGTCGCCGCGCGCCGCGCGAACTCCATGTTCGCCGCGTGCTGCTGGCCCCACTCGTTGCGCAGGTCGGCCTGCTCGGCGGTGTTCTTGGCGTGCAGCGCCGCGATGCGATCGACCTCGACCTTGTCCGCCGCCTGTTGTTGCGACGCAACGAACTCGTTCCACTTGCCCGCCAGCTTCTCGGCCTGCTGCGGCAGGATGCCTGCGTCCTTGAACCACTCCGACGCGGTCTTGGCGAACGCGCCGTCGTCGCCCTCGGGCACCGGCAGCTTGTAGTCCTCGGCCTTCTCGGGCGCGCCGATCGCCTTGTAGAACTCGGCCCACTGCTCGGACGTGGCGTCCTTGCCGGGAAGCTTCAGCGCCGCCTCGCCGGCAGCGTTCGGATCGGCTGCGGCCGGTGCTGGCGCTGCTGCAGGAGCGCCTGGCGCAGGAGCGGGCGCCGGTGCGCCGCCCAGCAGTTCAGCCGCCGCGTTCGGGGCAGCAGGTGCAGGAGCCGCCGCCGGGGCCGGTGCTTCAGTCGTGGTCATGATCGTTTCCTTTCAGTGCGTTGATCTGCTCGTCGGTCAGGGAAAGAATCTGCGTGATCTTCAAAAACACCTCGCGCCGGCCCTCGGCCACAGCCGTGGCGTGAGTGTCGACGCGGCCGTCGCGTCCGATCACGATGCAGGACGTGTCCGCGCGGCAGAACTCGCGGAGCTCGTCCAGGATTGGCCGCGCCTGCTTCGGCGTGGCCTTGCGGCGCTGGAACACGGCCCGCGCGCTCTCGCGCAGGTTCCAGAACCGGGCGAACAGGTTGGCGCCGACCATCAGTGCACCGTCGCCGCCTCGATGCGGTCGCACATGTCGTCTGTCGCCTCGTCCTCGTCACAGCCGGCCCCGGCGAGTTCCTCGGCGCCATCGGGCACGCACACCCAGCGGCCGGGCATGTCGTCCACCTCGGCAACGGTGCACGGCCACGGCACAGCCGCGGCGCTCATGGCTGCGGCAGCACGGCAGCGGCCTGCGTCGGGGAGCCTTGGGCCAGCGCGCCAGCCTGGGCGAGATCCTTCGCTGCCGAGGCCGCCACGGGCGCGGCTTGCAGAACTTGCTGAAGCTGCGCCTGCGCGGCCTGTTCTTCGTCGATCGCGGCCATCTCGTCGTCGCTGTAGATCACCTTCGCCGGAACGCCGTTCACCTCGAAGATCACTTTCGCAGCCGCGTCGACGTTCACCCGCTTGTAGGCGGCCGGGCCCAGCACCTGCGCCAGCGGCGCCAGCTGCTCGACGCTGCGCAGGATGGCCACACCCTCCTCGGCGCGACGCGCGCGCTCCAGCGGGCTGGTGTACTCGATCTCGAGCTCGCCCGCGCCCTGCAGCGCCTCTGGTCGCGGCGGCAGCTGGCCGGCGTCCTCGAGGATCTGGAGCTCGCGCGCCACCATCGGGTTCAGGAACTCCGACTCGGTGCGGCTCGCGGTCGGCGCCAGCAGCGCGCCCTTCTCCTGCGCGCGCAGCATCGCCTCGGTGGCGGTCATGGCCGGGTTGTCGACCAGGATCTGGAACAGCGTGTTCCACAGCGCGTCCTGGATCACGCGCCGCTTCTGGTCGGCCATCTCGATCGACACCGGCAGGTTCTCGCCGAACTTCATCGGCTGCAGCAGCTGCCGGCCCTGGTCGTCGACGCCGCCGTAGTTGATCGCCGCCGGCGTCAGCCGGATCGCGTCGAGCACGCCGTCGCGGTGCGCCAGCATCGGCGGCAGCACGGCCAGCTGCGCCGCCTGGATCGTGGTGCGCTCGATCTCGTTGAGCATCTTCACGTCGGGCAGCACGGTCATCAGCGGGCTGCGGCCGTAGATCTCGCCGGACGTGACGGCATAGCGCCCCACCGCGTAGGGGAACACCCGGAACCCGCCCTCGTCGAGGATGTCCCGGCTGTCGACCGCGACGTAGTAGCTCGCAAACTCCATGCCGCGGTAGTCCATGCGCCGCACGTCCAGATCGGTGCGGGGCTTGACGCAGTGCAGGAACGGGTACTCGGCCTCGGGCGTGCGCTCGGCCGCGTGCTTGATGTGCGCCGGCAACCTGTCGCCCCAGCGCTGCGCCGCAGCACGGGCCGGCATCCACCAGTACCGGTGCACCAGGTCGACGACGCCGGAGTCGTTCTCGGCAAAGAACAGCTGGTCGACAGGCACCGTGCGGTACAGCATGCCGCGGCCGGGCCGGTCGCCGATGAACAGGCCCATGTTTCCGAAGGCGCCCGCGTCGTAGTAGCACTCGTGCACCTGGTTGTCGAAGTTCGCCGCGTAGCGCGCCGCGAACAGGCGCTGATTCACCTCGTCGAGGTAGCGCTGCACCTCGGTGTTGTCGTTGAGCTCGTCGTCGACGGCCTTCAGCTTGTGCCACTGCTGGTTCCGGGGCGTGACCAGACTGTGGAACGCCGAGGCGAACCGGTCCAGCGCCAGGCTCGGCGTCGCGTCAAACATGCGCTCGGTGCGCTGCTTGCCCTTCACGACCTGGGCCGCGTTGCGCCGACCGAACTCGGCCTTGCGCGGCGCCGCGCGCTCGGCGATGTCCTGCCACACCTTCTCGAAGTGCTCGCGCTGGTTCTGCATCCGCGCGTGCATCTCCAGGATCTCGGTCGCGCGGCTGTCTGCCATGTCACTGCCCCAACAGGTCCTTGATCGCCACGCTGCCGGCCGTGCTGCCCATCTCCGACGCTCCGGTGATGGTCGCGCGGCTGCCGCGGCGACGGCGCAGCACGTCGGCCGTGTTGCGGTCGACGATCTCCTGGTTCACCACAGGCGCCGGAACCGGCTCCGGCGGCGGCGGCGGCTTGGATCCGAATAGTCCACTCATGGGGTCCTCATCCGAAGATCTGGTAGTCGGTGATGGCGACGGTCGGCAGCGGAGACGCGCGCTTCGCCGCGACGACGGCACGGCCCTCGCCCGCGCCCATCATAAGGTACTGGCCCGCTTCGCAGGGGTGCGAGTACCCGTTCTTGTCCGGCTCGTCCTTGAACCGCTCGTCGCCCGTGACCTGCACGCGCCGGTACCGATAGGCCCCGGCCATGCCCTTTCGGGTTGTCTTGCACTGCGGGTGCACCAGCAGCCCAGGAGCGCCGTCGATCATGCGGCTCAACGCTGCCGCCACCGCCTCGCGCCGCTTCGTGAAGTTGTTTGTGTGCGCCGGCCTGGCCTCGACGCCGTTGGCCGCCAGGATCTGGAACACGGTGCGGACCTTCTCCTCGCTGTCGCCGCCCTGGCGCTGGTCGCCGGCCGGGTCGCCGGTGATCCCGTGGATCGGCACACCCTGGTAGTGGGTGGCGAGATCCTGCTTCAGCAGCCCGGCAAACGCGATCACGCCGGTGTCGGTCGTTACAAGCTCACGGTGCCAGCGCCACTGGCCCGTCACCATGCGCTGCGCGAACACGGCCGCCGGAGTCAGGCCGAAGTCGAGCCCGACCCACAGGCCCGCCGAAGGCACGAGCTCGAAGGATCGGCAGTGCACGCTGTCGACGTACTCCGGGTACACCGGCTTGCCGTCCTGCACGAAGCCGTACTCGTTGGCCAGGTTGACCTTGATCCAGTCGATCGTCTTGCCGCTGCAGCCGTCCTCGTAGTACCCCTTCGGCAGGTTGCGCAGGTTCTCGGCGCCCGGGTTAGGAACCCAGCTGATGGTGTCGCCCGTGCCAACCTGAACCACGCCGCCAGGCTGTCGATGGAACACCCAGCCAGCGGGCTTCTCCTCCTCGGCCAGCCGGTAGTACCAGTGATCTTCATCGGGCGCATTGGTGTCGCCGAAGATGCCGAACCACGACGGCCCGCCATCAGCCGCCGAGGGGTAGCGGCCGACGCGCAGGTCGAGCATGTCGACGATCTGCTTGTTTAGTTCCTTGACCTCGTTGATCCAAGCCCAAGTCAGCTGCGAACCGCGGATCTTGCGCACGTGCTCCGGCCGGTCCAGCGCGATGAAGACGACCTCGGCCTCGACGCGCGTGCCGTCTTCGAGGTTGAACTCCATGTGGTGCGTCGGCGGCTCCAGCCCGCCCTCGACGAAGCGGCCGAACTCTTCGCCGAACATGTCGCGCCAGTCCTTGGCCGTCGTGCCCATCAGGTCCGGGTAAGTGTTGCGAACAGCATACCCGCGGCTCTTGCGCACGCCCTCGCGGTTCGGCGCCTGACCAATGATCGCCCGGAACGCCTTCCAGCAACTGCCGTTTGTCTTGCCGGAGCCGAGCGGGCCCATGATGAACTCGCGCCGGGCCTTGCCCGCGATGTAGCGCTCCAGCACCGGGCCCTGCGGCCGGTAGCGCATCTCGATCCGCCTCGGCTCAGGCATCGGGGCGGCCCGTGAAGTCCTTCACGACGACGACCTGCACGGCGCCGGTGTGCTCCACCGCAACGCGGTCGGTCCACCCCATGCGCGCCTTGGTCCACCAGATCATCGCCGTGGTGTCCTTGTCCTTCGTGGCCCGCTCGAACAGGCTCTGCGCCACCCGGGCGTTGGCCTTCGCGCGACCGCGCTCCAGTTCCTCGCTGCAGTGCGCGCTCAGGGTCTTGTCGGTCGTGCCGACCACGGCGCTGATTTCGCGCACGCCGAGGCCGTAGCCGGCCAGCGCCTCGATCATCGTGCGCTGCTCCGCGCTGAACTCCTTTGGCTTGCGGCCCGCGCCAGGACGAGCGCCACCCCTACTCATCACGCACCTCCAACACAGCCGGGCGCCCAGTGTACGCCTCGTACCGCTTGACGATCACGTCGCAGTACCCGGGGTCGAGCTCGGACAGCCGAGCGCACATCCCCAGCCGCTCGGCCGCGATGAGCGTCGACCCCGACCCGCCGAAAAGGTCGAGCACGATGTCGCCGGGCCGGGCCGAGTTCCGCAGCATCCGCTCGATCAGGGCCACGGGCTTCATGGTCGGGTGGCCTTCCGAGCGCTTGGGCTTCGGTTCGTTGATCACGGACGGCACAAGCTCCTGGATCTCGGCAGTCCCGTCGATGACCATCACCGTGTCGCCGATGCGGATCTCGTAGCGCCCGTCGTCGCGCCGCGTGAACGGCATCCGCTCCTGGTCGAGATCGATCATGGTCGTGAGCTTGCGACCGCCGTACCACCGGTGCCGGCTGCCCGGCTTCCAGCCGTAGAGGATCGGCTCGTGCTGCCACTGGTAGTCGGACCGGCCAAGCACGAGCGAGTTCTTCGCCCAGATCAGGCAGCCCGAGAGCTTGAAGCCCGCCGCGCGGAACGTGGCGCGGAAGTTCAGGCCCTCGGTGTCGGCATGCGCGACGTAGATCGCCGCGCCAGGCTTCAGGCTCGCGTAGGCCGCCGCAAAGGCCGCGGACAGGAAGTCGCGGAACTCCTGGTCGTCGAGGTCGTCGTTGGCGATCTTGCCGGCCTTGGTCTCGTAGGCCACGTTGTAGGGCGGATCGGTCCAGCACACATCCGCCGGGGCGCCGAGCATCAGGCGGTCAAGCGAGGTGACCGAGGTCGAGTCGCCGCACACCAGGCGGTGCGGGCCCAGGATCCACACGTCACCGGGCTTCGTCACCGGCTCGGCAGGCTTGTCGGGCGCGTCGTCGGGATCGGCCTCCGGCTCGGGCGCGAGCGTGAGGTTGTCGAGTTCCTCAATCGAGAACCCGGTCAGCGTGAGGTCGTAGCCCGCGTCGCGCAGATCCTGCAGTTCGAGCGACAGGAGCTTGGTGTCCCACCCGGCATTCAGCGCGAGCTTGTTGTCGGCCAGCACCAGCGCGCGCCGCTGGGCATCGCTGAGGCCAGACAGGACGATGCACGGCACCTCAGCCATCCGCAGGGCCTGCGCCGCCAGCAAGCGCCCGTGGCCCGCGATG